CTAAACAACAAGCTGTTATGCAACAACAGGCTATGCAGGAGCAACAGATGCTGGCAATGGCTCAACAGTCAGAGCAAAATGAGGGAGTTGAGGACATTGCTAGGAACCAGCTAGAACAACAAGAAATGGAAGCATTACAAGAGGTCGCAGAGAAAAGACAAAACATGGCCATGGATAGATTGCAAGGGGGTCCAGAAGCCGATGATATAAGACGACAGGAGATGGAAGAAAATGCGCCAACCGGATAAATATATTGACAATAAAACAATTGCTCTTTTAACTGAACATCCAGGGTGGAAACACCTGAAGAACCTGTTTATGGACAGGTTGGATGCGGAGATGGAGTCGATAGTTCGTGCTCCACTTCACGATACCGAGTCACTAGCGAAGCATAATGTTCGCATTGGCCGGATACAGGCCTGGGAAGAGATACTAAAATATCCTGAGCAGGCTACAAACAAACCGACCTCTACCGGATAGCCGAGGGGTCAACACCTTAGATCCGTTTTCAACGGGACATCGAAAGTGTAAAGGACATTATGGCAGAAGAAACGCAGGAAGTTTCTCCCCAAGATGAAGAACTTGGTACAGAGGAACAGAGCGACGAGGAACTCTGGGAAACCGCAGGAGAAGAATCAGAAGAGTCAGAAGACACCGAAGAGGAAGTCGAAGAAGAACCTGAAGAGGAAGAGACTGAGGAAGAGGAACCTGAACACGATTACGAGAAAAGGTATAAAGACCTAGAAAGAGAGTTCCACAAACGTAATGAGGATAGCGCAAGAATGCGCGATGAGTTTCAGGATATGCGGTTGCAGAACCTGGAGCTTAAAAGGCAGATGGAAGAGTTCCAAGCCCAGCCCACAGCTAAGGCTGAGAAAGAACCGCCAACGCCGGGATCAGATGAGTTCTTCACGGATGATGACCGGCAGACAATGGACGAGTTTAGTGAACTAACAAAGACGTTTACTAAGATCGCCCAGGCAGAAGCAGCAAAGGTCGCACAGCAGTTAAATGTTGGTGACAAGCTAGAGACCCTGGAAAGAAGTGTTAAAGATAGAGAGTATCAAGACTTTTTGGTGTCCCACGAAAACCACATGTTAAGTGAGGTTGGTGAGGACTACAGGGAAATAGACAAGGACCCAGATTTTCAGTCATTTGTTTTGGCAAGTCCTGCAATGACTAAGATGATGACCGAGTCGGTTGATCCTAGAGATCATGCTTCTGTTATGAACTTGTTTTTACAAACGGAACAAGGTAGATCATGGCGAGAGGTGGAGGATAAGGAACCAGTACAACCTCAACGTAGGCAAGCTCGTAGAAAGGCTGCGACAAGTTTGGTTAGTAATTCTGCCCCTAGAGTAACTAAGAATCCTAATGATATGTCGGCTGAAGAGCTATGGGATTCTATACCCGATGAATAAACTTTAAGGAGTTGACTTATGGCAGCTTATGGCGGAACCGGGAGTTTAACCGGACAATCTTATGGTGATTTGAGCGCAAATGATGCGTTCACTATACAAAAACGGATGCTTCCCATTGCGAAGCGTCTTCAAACTTTTGCAAAATTTGCACAACGGGAAACCAAGCCTCAAAAGCAAGGACTGGAGATTCGTCACCGCAGGTACGAAAGATTCCCGATTGTTGACAATCCAGTGGCCGAAGGTGTAACGCCTGATTTTACAAGCCTTGAGCACACCACGCTGAAGCACACACTCAAGCAGTACGGCAGTTATGTGAACACAACTGACGTTATGCTTGCGGCTTCACATGATCCGGTGTTGCAGGTAATTACCGAGCGTCAAGCCCAGCAAGCTGGTGAGACCCTTGACTTTTTGGCCTACAAAGTTTTCCGAGCGGGAACTTCTGTTAAGTATGTAGGAACATCTGCTTCTGCTAGAAGTGATGTTGACATGCACATTGGTGGTGCAGTTCCTTCTGCTAATAGCCCAGGAGCTAACGCCACATTGTCTCCAATCCAGACTGCCGTAAGACAGTTGGAAGGGAATGATGCAAAGAAGTTGCGAAACAAGCTTCGTGCTTCTGTAGGCATTGCCACCGAGCCAATCCGTGAATCATACATTGCAGTATGTCACCCAGACCTTCGTCAAGACATTGAAGCCCTGCCAGGATTTGTAGTCGCTTCAAAGTATTCTGATCAAGGCGATGCCATGGAAGGTGAAATTGGAGCCGTTGAGGGAGTGAGATTTATCACAACCACTCAGGCAACTCCTTTCAAGGATGCAGGTGATACCAACGGTGTTACAAACTGCGTAAGCAGCGGAGGATCTAATGCCGATGTTTACCCTGTTATTATAATGGCCGAAGACTTCGGTGGATGCGCCACTCTCGGTGGAATGGACAGCCTCCGCTCTAAGGTGGTCATGCCTAAGCCTGGACCAGGAGATCCTCTTGGACAGCGCGGAACTGTAGCATGGGACACGTTTTATAGCTGTATCATATTGCAGGACCTTTGGATGTACAGGATTGAAGCCCAAGTAACAGGCTTCTGATCTAGGTCATAATAAGCCCCGGTCAATGGCCGGGGTTCACTTTAATTTTTAAGTAAAAGGACAAATATGTCTGACTCTATCAAAAATAAAATTACCCGTGCTTGTCAGTGCTCTGGGTATAAATCAGTTGCTTACACGGCAGGAACTTCAGCCGCAACACATGAAGTTAGCTACATTAATATTCCCTATGACGCAATCGTTACAGACGTTAGGGTTACTGTGACCGACAATTTTGTTTGTAGTAGTTCAGGAAAAGTGTCTCCTCTTGCTGGAACTGCCGCAGGTACTGTTTACAATCAATCTGATGGTTCTGCTGGAACTGCTGACCCGGATGGATTTGGAAACTGGAGTGCCACTAATGGTGATATGGTTGCCGGAGCAAATGTAAACGGTAAGTCCCTTAGTGCTCTTACTTCAAAAGTTACAGATTCAGGCGCAGGCGTTTTGATGGGAACTGCACCTCCTTACTCACTGTCTTCAACCTACGGGTCAAGTGGTGAGGAAAAGGTTGTTCCTGTTACATTAAGCTGGGTCGTTTCTGCTGGAACGGTTTCTGAAGGAGCGTTAATTTGGTGGGTTGAGTACATGTTCCCTGCAAATATTGTTTGGGATCAGGCTTCAATCTAAGCATCATTCAATAACCGGGGTTTAGGCCCCGGTTTTTAAAGGAGATATTATGTCTATTGCAGGTGGGTTAGTTCAAAGTACCCAGGTTCCACAGGGTAAGCTTAGCGATGCTTATGTCCCCGCAGATGACGGGAAATGGGTTGTAGTTACTGGTGGAAGTAAAATGGCTGCTGAATGGAAAAAGGGGGATGAGGTGCCAGAAGGTTTTGCTGTTATCAATATAGATTATGGTAACGACATGACTGAAATGGGTCCGGTTCCAGTAACTTGTGGTGACTGGCAACTGATTGTCCCACGAGGAAGTAATAGGCTTGTGCCTTTACAGCATTTAAACGTACTGAATGATGCGGTCACGACTGAATATTTCCAACGTGATATGTCTAGTCAGCTTACCGCTAGAAGTAATAGGCGATTTAACTTTAGAGTTGTTAAGTGGCCAAAGACCGGCAAGAAGGCTGGTAAAGACATGGAAGGTGGCGAAATTTCTGTAAGTGAGTTAGAAGACTCCCGTGAGCGTCATGAGGTCATTGAACTTGACCAGGATTGATGAATCGCAAAGAAATACGCGAAAGAGTAGAAACAGCATTACAAGACGAAGAAAACAGACACTGGAGTGACCGTGAAATAAACAGGTTTATCGACGATGCCCTTACTGAATTTACAAGGATTGCGAGACATCCCCAGGTCGAAGGAGATGCTACCAATCCGGGTGGTACGACGAGCCTTGGAGAGGCGACCAAAACAGGTACGCTTACAGTTGACGGAAAGACCGCTACAATAACTTTTTCTGAAGCGCATGGTTATAGTGACGATGATGTGCTTCTTGTCTCTGGTGGAGGCCCTAGTGAATATAATGGGCCATTCAATATATTCGCTCCAACCACGACTACAGTCACTTAC